TCGAGGATTCGTTCGATGAAGAACACGCTGTCCCCAGCTTGTGTCGGAGTCTCCATTCCGGAGGCGACGAAGCGGATCGACGTCGAGACCGATGAGGCTCTGAACGAACTGGCACTTGGTGATTGGGCAAAAAAAAAACCATTTTGGTCGAGCGTTTATGTGCATCTGCAAGACCTACTCAAGAAAAACAACCTTGGCGATGGGCTGAAAAGCATGTCCGAAATCCCGTAGATGGGAGCAAGTGGAGTTCCGAGGACGCGATGTTCGTCCGCCAGATCATGGAGGACTTCGCCGATCCGGAGGTCAACGAGATCACCGTCATTTGCTCCGCGCAGTCAGGGAAAACCCTTACGTTGCTGGCAGTTGTGCCATGGACACTCACTCAAAATCCCGGTCCTATCCTCTGGGTCACGGCGAAACTGAACGAGGCGAAGAAGCTCTCCAAGGGCCGGCTTCTTCCGCTGCTGGAGAAAACAGCACCGACCGCTGAGATCATGCCGACGAACCGGATGTTCCGTACGACGCTGGAGATCTATTTTCCCGGAGCGCCGCTCATCATCACCGGTTCCGAGTCTCCGGCCTCGCTCCAGTCCACGCCGTTTCGCTACCTCATTCTGGACGAGGCCCGCTCGTATCCGAAGGGTGCGCTGGAAATGGTCAGCCAGCGAACTGAGTCCTACACCCACAATTACAAGAAAGTCATCATCACGACACCTGCCGATGAAGGAGATGCCGTCCATCGTTCGTACTTGGGCGGGCACCAGGCGAGGTGGGAGGTGGAGTGCCCGGTCTGCGGTAATTACCATGATATGGGGTGGGGGGATCAATCCTCATCTGGCGGGCTCAAGTGGGATAAAACCGAGGAAACCTACGACGGTGAGAAAGGCGGCTATCGTGCCGATGCTCTTGCGGAAACGATCCGCTACCATTGCTGGAATCCCGAGTGCGACCATGTTTGGCGCGACACCGTGCCGGAGCGGAAATACATTTCCACCCGTGGCAAGTGGGTTTCCTACAACCCGAACGCTCCGTCCAACCGTAAGTCCTACACCTGGAACGCGCTCGTCCCGTGGTGGCGGGGCTGGAAAAAACAGGTCTTTCAGTTCCTTGATGCCAAGAAAGCTCTCGAATGGTCTGAGCATGAGCCGCTTAAATCCCACATCAACGAGACCCGCGGCGAGGTCTGGACCGACCAGCTCCGCTACGGCGACGATGATAAATACATCGCTGACCGCGTCGTGGACTACGACCCGATGCTCCCATGGGAGTTGGAGGTGCACCGCTTCATGTCCGTGGACGTGCAAGGCGCCGGTGGGCGGCACTTCTGGTACGTTATCCGGGCATGGGGTGCGGGGGCTAAAAGCCGCCTTCTGGCCTATGGCAAGGCGCATTCATGGGAGGAGCTGCAAAGCAAGGCCGAGGAATGGAACGTCGTGGAGGACAATGTCGTCATTGACTCCGGCCAGTGGGCACCCGAGGTCTATCAAAAAATCATCGACTCCGGCTACCGGTGGAAGGCACTCAAGGGCGACGATAAGGACGGCTACAAGATCCGCGGCAAGACCTGGTTGTTCACCAAGTCGATGGTTGATCCGACGCTGGGCCGTAAGAAGAACCTCAACATCCGCGACATCGAGCTATACGTTTGGGCGAAATACGGTGTCATCGCCCGAATGTATGCGTTCCTCCACGGGGTGATGGGGCAGTGGGAAATCTTCCCGCACACCGGGCAGGACTACAACCTGCAAGTCACCACTTGGGACCGCCGCGCCCGCATGGGCCGTAACGGGCATGAGTCTCTGGAGTGGTATCAGCGCCGCAAGGAAGACCACCTTGCGGACTGCGAGCAGATGCAGATCGTCGCCGCTGCGGCGACCGGTCTGCTGCACATGCCTGAAGACTTGGAGTTGTGGAAAAAAGCCGGTGAGTCAGATTGACCCTTGTGCAAGGGTTTACTCGTTCGTCCAAGGTGGTTGTTGCTCAAGCATGCAGCGCAACGCGGCGGCATCGTTTTCGCTAACATTATTGAGAAAATCAGCGGCCATTTGTTCAGCCCTTGCCATTTTGGCCATCTTGATACGGCGTGGAAGCTCGCGCTCGATCTTGCTTACGAGGTACGGATCTCCGCCGTCGCCAATCAAGTTTTCTACCAATTTAACCACGTCACCAAGCTCGTCATCACTTGAAATTTTGATGAGTTTTAACGCCAGTTTATGCGAGCTGTGCGGTAGCATGTTGGCATATTGAAATGCGTGAGTAAGCTGAAGAAACCGGCAGGCCAGCGTTTTGTCGGCAGAATAGAAGCCGTTTTTTCGAATTGAGGGCAGCACTTCTTTTGTCACCCAGCGCCGAAAAGTGGCAGCTTTGGGACTTCGGGACTGTAAAATTAGGTCGTATAAACCGGATTCGGAGACGAGATTTGTCTTTTGGGGTCTGCCAAGAGCGTCGATGACCTCATTTAAAATGAGGTCATCCGGGTGAATTCGTGTAATTGCTTGGCTCGGATTTCTAATACTAAGGATCTTGCAAACGTCACCTACCACCCACCACGTTTCACCTTTGAATATGACCGTTCGGACTTCTTCGTTGTTGAATTGGATGATCATGATTCCCTCCCCAAGTAGAAATACTCCACCGTTGGCGATTCTCCATTCGCTGCATTGTAGTAGGGAGTCACCGCGGTGATGTACCACGGGGCTTCCACGCCATACGCTTTTTCAATCGCTAACTCCATCATCTCGATGGTGTGCGGCGTGAGGATGTCGCCGCTGTCCAGATACTTTTGCACGGCAGGCGGGGTGACGACCTTGGTATTTTCCATCCATTTGTCCTTAGGGATGAGCGCGAGGCATTCCGGTAAGTCGAGGAAAGGTTCGTAGCCTTGGCTGACGAGCCAGTTGTTCCACGCTTTGGGGTCATCGAAGAGTGTATCTATCAACGCGTAATCTTCGAGGGTAAGTTCTCGTTTTTTCATAGTTTTGGTTTTTGTCTGTTTATAAACTGTTGTTTTAGTCGTTCTTTAGCCACTGCAAAGTCAAATATCGGGTCGATCTTGATTCCCTCGTTCGCACGGGCGATGTCCTCTGCCGTCACTTTCGGCGTGACGATGGGCGGGTGCCATTCGAGGTAGCGTTTTTGGCTCCAGCCGAGCCGCTTCGCCAGCGAGGGCCAGGCGGATTCCAGCAAGCTCTCGTCCGCGCCGGGTCCGGCCGCCTTGAAGGCGTCGAAGGCTTCTGCCAGCAGTCGCTCCGGATCGATGTCGTCCACCGTGTCGGGGAAGAGTTTGCCGTCGAGCATGAGTTGTGCGGTGTCGGATTTGTCGGAGAAAAGGTCACGCATCCGCTCCTCTATCGAGCCGGTGGTGATGACCGGATAGACCGTGATCGGTCGCAGCGAGGTGAGCCGCCAGATCCGGTCCACGAATTGCGCGAACACATCGTAGGCCCATGGGTAGCCCACCGCGATTAGGTGGGCGCAATTCTCGAACGAGTGACCTCGCCCCATCGAGGCGTATCCGGCGATGAGCACGGCGGTGTTGCCGTTCTTGAATTGCTCCGCCAACAAGCCGCGCTGAGTCGGGGAGATTTCGCCGTCCAGCAGCAGGACGGATACCCCAGCCTCGGTGAGAAGTTGGTAAAGGGTTTGGTTAAAACGGGTGAACGGCGAGCCGATCATCACTTGCTCGCCATTGTCTAGCAGGTCTGCCGTCAAGGACAGCACCGTCGCCAGCTTGGGTGTCCATGGCGTCCATGACCTCTTGCGTGCCGGATGGGCCATGGAAATCACCTCGTCCAGCGAGGGTGAGTCTGGGCAGACCGAGGCGATCCGCAAGTTGGTGAGCTGCATCCCGATGCGGGCCAAGCCGGACAGTTTCGCTCCCGGCATCCCGGCTGGTGAGGTCGGGCGGTTTTGTAAATGTTCTTTGTACACTGCCGCTTGAGCCGCGCCCATCTGGCATTCGATGGGGCGTACCGTCTTCGCGACGATTGCCTCGCCGCAATCCGCCTTACGCATCCGCAGCGTCACCGGGGCCAGCAAGCGCCAAAGACGTTGGACGTTGCAGACGCGGGCTGTGGATTTGATCATCCGCACCGAGGCGCGGCGCTTGCCGAGCTTGGCGGCTTGGTCTTCCTCGCGGGATATGTAGCGGTCGATTTCGAGGTGATGCTTGGCGAAGGTATCCTTGCCATCGCGCGGGTAGGGCCAGCGCGCCGTAGGCGTCTCGCTGCCACCTGCCGCCCACCATGCCAGTGTGAAGATGCTTTCTAACTTATTCTTGGCAGGGGTTCCGCTCATCAGTAGACGGTATTCTGGGTTGAGGATCGTCACCCCACGGGAAATCTTTGAGTCGCCCTGGATCATCGTCGCCTCGTCCAGCACCACGCAGTCGAATCCCGCGCCGCGGCCTTCGAGTTGCTTGAGCTCGCGGGCCAGCGAGGGATGCCAGACGCAGGTGATGCCTTGCTGCTCTGCCCCCACTCCTTGCATGTAGGGAGAGAAATCCACCTTCGTCCCTAGCAAGCGGGAAAGCACATGCTCCTTGGCGAATGTCTTGGCCTCGATCAGTCGTGCCCGTTCGCGGTGGCGCATCACCACCTTGCCCTTGGCATCCACGAAGGCAGGCCACTCGTCCGCGCCGTTACGCGTGAGAGCTTCGTACCCTACCAGATAGTACTTAGGCATTTGCCCCTTGTGCAAGGGTTTCGCGATTTGATCGAGCCGATGAAGTCTCACATCGTCCATCGACTTGATGGTTGGCAGCGCGATTCCGAATTGCTTGATCGCCTCCTTGCGGAGTTGGTCATGCAAGTCCACCGGTGCGGCGATGAGTACCCGCCGTGCCCGCCAGACGTAGGGAATGCAAAACGCTGCGAACGACTTGCCAGTGCCTTGTTCGTGAGCCAGCATCAGCCCCTTGACCAGTGCCGCGCGGGCATAGTGATCCCGTTGGAATTTCTTGAGTTTCATATAATTAAATCGGTTATGGTTGCGACCATAACTATGGTTATGGCCAACCAGAGCGCCACCCACACGAGGTGTTTAATCCGTTGGAGTTTCATAATCATGCTGCTTTCAGCGTTACCGGATCAATTCCTGGTCCCCAGCTTTTCGGCACGGTCACATCCTTGGTGCAGATTTTCTGCCACTCCGCTTCGTAGTCCATGCCGAGTAGCATCGCGGTGCGGACCATATTGGTACGGCGTTCTTCGCGGAGCAAATCCTTGCCGGTTTGATAATTCAGACGCTTGCGGAGGATAGGGCGGATGGTATCCCAGATCACTTGCTCCGCAGTGCCTTGGTCGCCTTTCCAGCCGAGACCCGTCATTTCATTTCCACCGCTGTAGAGAGATTGCCATGCCGTTTCGTCCGCTATGTTGCGGGAGGTGTTCATACCGAACGCTGCGGCGAGCCGCAGCATGGAGACGCCAGTGGGTATCTTGGCGTCGATGACTTCGTTGTCGATGAGTTGGTTCATCACGGAGAGGCGTTTGCTGGTGAGGCGGTCTTCGCGGGATTCTTTCTTGCCGACGGTGGCATCTGCGGTGGTGCCGTTGTTGTCCACTTTGCGCTTGATGTGGATCACGGCGGGTTGGTCGAGGTCGCCCACGTCGAGTCCTAGTAGAGTGTTAGGACCGGATTTCTTGGCGATGGTGTAGTGTTCCTTGAGCTTCCAAGAGGGTAAGCATTTCGCCTCCTTGCCGTCGTGGGAGAACGTGTCGCCGTAGCCGCGAGAGCTAAAGACGATGAAGTCGGTGATGGGGCGGTCTGCGAGGACGTCGGACATTTTCGCGGTGCGGACGAGGGACTGGCGTTTCTTGAAACAGGCTCCGTTGAGGCAGGTGCCGCAGGCCGAGTCGGGATCTGGGAAGAGTCCCTTTGAGGTGTCGGTGGCGCATCCGGGGCCGCATCCGGCGATGAATGAGCAGGGGTCGTCCAGCCACGCCACATCCGCCAAGTCATGGCCGGAGCGGGTGGTCGAGTGAATGAGTGCGGAGAGCGTGACTTCGTGGTCCCAGCGGCTGGCGGCGAGTTCGTCTTGATCGTGTTCTAGCAGGGTGCCGACGTATTCCATCATCTCGGTGGTGTAGTGAGCCATGTAGCCTTCTGGTTTCCATGCCTCGCGGACGGCGGTGGTGAGGCATGTGAGTTTCATCCGTCGCTTTAGCCAAGTCTCGCTCTTACCGTACTTGGCGGCGATCTCGGTGGGCATCGCGCCAGCGGCGAGGCGGCGCTCGATGAGGGTGGCTTCCGACATCGGATCGGGGTCTTCGCGTTGGAGGTTGTCGATGAGGATCATGTCCTCGAACTCCGCATCCGGAATCTCGCGGATGACGACTTTGAGGGTGATCTTGAGTGCCTCGCAGGCCACCTTGCGGCGGGCGCCGGTGGCGAGCTCGTAGTGGCCGGGCTTAGTCGGATGCGGGCGGGCGACGGCGGGGGTGATCTGGCCGGAGTTCTTGATGGTTTCCATTAGCTCGGCGACGTCGGCCTTCTTGGGCTGGCGGGTGTTGAGCTTGGAAATGAGGACTATCTTCGGGTCTAGCAGGGATACGGTTTCGTTAGTTAGTTTCATGGTGTTAGGGGAGTGTTATGACCGGAGGTATGCGGTGTCTTTTTGTTGGGAGAGACGCTTCGCCTCCTCTTCGGTTAGTCCGATAAATTCGTTTGGGGTAAACCAAACCTCGTCCGGGTAGAACGAGAACAGGTTCTTGGTGGTTCCATCCTCAAAGGTCGCGATGACTATGGGCATGGGGTCGAACATGCCCTGCGGCATTGGCCGTGGCATGGGGGTGATGATGACGCTTTTTATTTTCATAGGTTCAGTTTAGGTTTGGTACATCGACGGGTGTTTCCCATTCGTTGGATTCGTCGTTAAAGCGTGGGGTGGGGACGATTCTTGCGGTGGGAAACAGGGTGAGAATTTCGTGGCGTTTCGAGGCGATGCCTTCCACAGAGTACCAGATGGCGTGTGAGACAGGCTGAGGGGTTAGTGGTGCATGGAAACCCATGCGTCCGACAAACAAGCCGTCTGGTAGCTTGAACGAGTAGTGATAGCTGCGCTTCTTGGTAACGGGTTTGGCACTCATGGTGTTAGTGTTTCGAGTTCATCTAGCAGGGCGAGGTTGGCGGCGTATTGGTCCGCCTTGAGGGAGGTGATGTCTACCACCACGGGTAGGGCGAAGTGGGCGGCGAGGGTTTCTAGCGAGTGGGTTTCCTGCGTGGTATCCACCTTGTCCGGGTTAAAGATGAAGTGGACGGGCTTTCCGTCTTGCGGATGGAGGGTGAGGCGCAGGTCGGTGCCGCGGACGAGTACCTCCTCGGTATCACGTTTGCCGGCATGGTAGCGGGGACGCTTCTCGGTCTTCTTCCAGTTGATGGTCTCGGTGGTGAGTGGGTAGCGGTGGCCGGTGCGGAAATGGAGGAAGTCTTTCTCGCAGAGAAGTTCCTCCGCATCGTCGATCCATCCAATGCGTTGCACGTCACTGACGGGGGTGAGTGGGGCGCGTTCGCGGTCGTAGTTGGAGATGGCTTGTCGGAGGGTGTCGTCGGCGAGGGTGTCGATGGACCAGATCCCACAGTCGATGACATGCTGGAGAGCTTGGCGGGCACCGCGCTGGAGGGTGAGTTCCAGCGGGTGCTTGCGGTTGATGGAGCGTAGGAAGTCCGCGAGCTCGCTGGGGATGGTGTGGGTGCGTTCTTGGAATGCGGAGACCCAAGTGCGTAGGCGGCCGGAGATGTCGAGGGTGACGTTGCACCGCGATGCGGAGGGATCGCGGCGGCGTTCCATCTCCTCCGTGCAGGCGAGGAAGGTGCGGGAGACGCCGGAGGTGGATTCCCAGGGTTCGCTGATGCAAGTGTTTTTGAAGTATTGATAGCGGAGGATCTCGAGTGCTACGGCGAGATCCTGTACGGTCTTGGGGCGGAGTGCTTGATGGACGAGGTCTCGTGCATCAAACCCACCCACTGGGCGCGGCGTGCCGGAAAAGTAAAGTACCCCGATGCGTGTGGACGGGTCTACGCCGGGATAGAACGAGGGGATGGACGCCCATAGCCATGCGGAGGCGAAGTCGGTGGGGTGTTCTTGATAGATCCGCTCCAGCGTGCTTTGGTTTGCGATGAGCATCCCTTCGCCTTTCTCTGTTAGCAGAGTGGGCATCATCCGCAGGGTGGCGTGGGTGCTGTCCACTGTCTTACCCGTTAGACCCTTGCACAAGGGTTCAGGTAAAAGTTCCACAGGCCAATTCAGCGAGAACGGTGGGTTAAGGGCGAGTAGGTCGAAGCGGGTTTCCGTCTCTAGCAGAAGTGGATAGAGGTCGAGGATGTCACCGTGGGAGCAGTTGGTGATGGGGGCTATCATGCCAGGGTGGGACTTGCTCCATGTCACGGGGCCGCCGAGGGTGGCGGTGGGATCGAGGTCGTTACCCATCACTTCGCGGGTGGTGTCGTTAGAGAGCCCGCGCATGAGTTGGCCGTTGCCGCAGTGGAGGTCAGTTAGAGTTTTGCGGTATTCTGGCCATGCGGCTCCGAGGGCGGTGGCCCATGGCTCTGGGGTGAAGTATTGCTGGAGTCCTTTGCGGTCGCTGTTAGTCGCAGCGGACTGGGTGGAGGCGGGGGTGATGGATTGTTTTTTATTTTTCATTCGCGATCTTCTTTTTCTTCCTGGCAGCATTCGCAGAGCAGGATCATTGTTTTGAGCTGGGTTATTTGTTCTGGTTCAAGACCTGTTTTTGGCAGCCCAATGACAGCACCCATTGCTGTATGGTGGCGGGTAGAAGCTGAAGATTCTTCTCCGCATTCAGAACATTTGATGAGGATTTCGTTAAGTGGTGTTTTCATGGAGTGTATTTGTACTGGGCATCGTAACTCACCCGCTTCGGAGGTGGTCCACCGTCTCCGCTTACTACTAACATCGTTTTGGGATTGAGACGCTCCGCGAGGTAGTTGGCGCAGAGTTGGCGGTACTCTTGGTGGGCGGGCTCTAGGGTCTTGCGGATCACGGGGTGCTTAATGCCCATGCCGACGGTGGCGGTGAAGTTGCCGATGGTGAAGCGGAAGTGCCAGCGGGTGCGGATGATCACTGAGCCGCGTTCCCCGTCCGAGGTGCAGAGCAGATCGAGCTTGTCGATGCCTTCCGGCGCGGGGAGAGGGAGGATGCCACAGGTGAAGTTGTAGAAGCCGGTGGCTTCGTTCATGAAGGGCATGCTTTTGTGCTGTGGGGGAATGCAGGCGTGTATGTGGACGTTGGTGCGTTTTCGGTCTTTCAGAGGATGGTCATAGCGTTGGCCGGTGACGATCTTGGATGATACATACCAATCACGCGGATGGTTAGAGAAGGCTAGGCGACTCACCGTCACCACGCCGGAGGTGTTACAAGATATTAGGTAGCGGTTTACGAGCATCCGCTTCGCTTCTAAGCGGGCTCTCGGGGACATGACGATGCGTTGGTTCATTAGCAGGCGATGGGAACGTAGATGGTGGTGCCGAACGGGGCTTTCTCGTGCGGGTGGCCGAAGTTGGCCCATAGCACTGGATAGTCTGGCGCGGTCTTTGGGAAACTGCCCCAGAGATCGGTGAGGAAGATTAGGCAGGCGGGTGGTTCGGGCATGAGTTCGATGGCTTCGAAGATCGGGCGGAAGTCGGTGCCACCACCGCCTTCGGGGATGAATGACAGGAGCGTGTCACCGGGTAAGAATTCCACCTGCTGGTGGACGCGGGTGTCGCAATCCATGAGTACCATTTGCTCGGGGCGGCAGAGATCCAAGACACCTTGGAATTCGGAGAGAATGTCTTGCACCATTTGTGGGTGGCAGAAGATGGAACCGGAGGTGTCGAACGCGCCGACGATGGGGCCGAGTCGCTCGGACTTGAGCGATGGTAGCACGAAGCCGAGGGGTAGGTAGCGCAGGTTCGGTCGGCGGAAGGAGTAATCGTCACGGGAAAGCCGGTGGCAGAACTCGCGGACGTGTTCCGTCCACGGTACCTTGGGCTCGATGAGCTCGTCCACCAGCGACTTCATCCAGGCGGGGAGTGTGCCTTGGTTTTTCTGGCGCTCTACGGTGGCGGCTTGGGTGACGGCGCTTTTCCACTCTTCTTCGAGAGATGCGGGCGGCGCAGGGGCTTGCCCTGCACCGCCTTTACCTTCGCCTTGGCCGTCATTGTCACCTGCACCTTCGCCTTCACCGTCGTCTCCGGGCTGGTTCTCGGACTCGGGATCGGGCGCGGGGTTCTCGAACGCGCCGGGAGATTGGTATTTTTCGGGCGGCTTGCCGCCTTGTTGTTGTTGCTCTTCCTGTTTTATCAGCGAGTAGATTTCCTCGGCGGACAGGTTGTTATACTTGGGGTCGCAGGTGCCGTTAGGAGGCATGGTCACGCGACCGTCGGTGGCTGTTTGGAGCTTGGAGATGATCTCCCAGATTGCTTGGTCTGCGGATTTGTTCCAGCCTTCCATGTCGCGGCCGCCGCGTCGCCAGAGGTGGCCCATCGCGCAGTGGCCGATGCACTCGACCATGAGACCTGTGAGCTGTGGTTCGGTGAGCTTGGCGGCGAACTCGGGGTTGATCTTGATGGTGCGGCCATCGGTCATGGCGGAGGTGACGGATGCGTCCAGAGTGGCATCCAGCCTGAAGGCGAGCGTGCCGAAGAAAGGCGCGTCCATGATGAGGTTGAGGCGGGTGCGTTTGAGGCGGTCGGTGAGGTTCATAAGGTTTGGTCGGATTCTTTTCTCCATCCGAGGATGGCGGTGATGGCGACGATGTCGCGAAAGTCGAGGGAGGTGAGGTCTTTGTGGATGGAGGTGGCGCGGTTGTCCCAGACGGTGCGCCATTGGGCGAGGCGGCCTTCCAGCTCGTAGGGGAGGAAGGCGTTGGGGCCGTTGAGGATGGCGGAGCTGAGGCCCACTTGTAGGGTGGGTGGCTCGGTGGCATGGCGTAGTCCCCAAGACAGGCGGAACTTGCGGCAAATCCATAAGCCGCCCGGTTCTAAGTCCGGGCGACTGTTCTCCACGCCGAGGATGTCCACGACGTGCTGCACAAAGAGGTATTCGTCGGTTTCTTCCTCGATGGTCATTAGCTCAATACTTTGATATTGTCGGAGGCCCAGTTGGTGAAGGCGGCGGTATTGGTGAGGGATGACTCGCGGGCGAGCGCGTCGCGCACGGCGAAGACTTCATGCTCCTTGGGTAGTCGTTTGAGGTAGGTGGTGACGGCGGCGAGGTTACCCTTGGTGGTACGAAGGCTGAGGGCGACGGCGATGGCGAAGAGGGTGGCGAAATCGCCATCGCTCGGGATGCGGGCGGTGGTGGGGTTCTTGATGCACTCGTCGGGATCTGGCAGGGTGCGATAGACCTTGAGGAAGCCGAGGAACTCGGCAGCCCAGCCCGCGCCTGCTGCTCCACCGAGGGTTTCCGCGTCTTGGAAGCCAGCGGCGAAAAGTGCGGCGGCGTTGGCAACGGTGCGGGGGGACGGGGAGTTGGTTAGGTCGCGGGTGGGCTTGAAGTTGTGGAGCGCTTCCATGCCACGAAACGAGACGAAGGCGAGGATCTCCTCGCGGAGACCTTTCTTGTGCGCCCATTGAATCCACTCCATTTTGTCTGCGGTGAGCTCGACGATGGTGTGCCAGCGGGATTTGACCGGCTCTAAGAGACTTTGCACTCCAGCCATGTGGGCGGTGTCATTGGTGGCCCCGCAGAAGGTGACGTAGTCGGAGATTTTCTGACCGTCGATTTCGCGGGCTTGGAGCAGTTGCATCAGTCCGGCCTGCACGGCGTGCGGGGATTGGCCGATGTCGTCGATGAAGGCAACGGTCGGCATGGTGGCCTCGATGAGCTTGCGGAGTTGTCCGTAAGGCAGGAATTCTGCCTTACTGTTGACGATGGCGGGCAGTCCCTTGAAGTCGGTGGGATCGCTAACGGCGGGGTGCATGATGACGAGATCGCAGTTGGCGCGGCGGGCCGCGGCTTCTACGATTTCTGATTTGCCGATGCCTGGTGCGCCCTTGATCAAAATCTTGAGATTGTTTGAGAAGGCGACGGCTAGGCGTTTTTCGAGTGTGGATGGAGTCATGGTGGTGTTATTTGGTTGTTGGTTGGTTTAATTTCTAAACGTGGGAAAAAATGGCAAGTAAAAAGGGAAGTTTTTACAATAATGGGTAAAAGTTCTAAATAAGCATTTTTGATGATCCTTCTGCAAGGGCGTAAAAAAACCCGGTGAGGAAAATCCTACCGGGTTGGGGAAATGGTTGTGGGGGACGTTTAGAACCTATTTTGGTTTGGTGCGTTTCTTGAGTAGGATCTTGTAGCCATTCGGCTTGAGCGAGCGGACTTTGACGAAAGCGAAACCCCAGCGTTTCTGTTTGCGGAAGGTTTGTCCATCCGGTAGTGTAATTTCCACGGTCTTTTCGGAAACGTGGCGGAGGATGGCGTCTTTGCAGTTGTGGGAGATGTGCTCGGAATAGAATTTGCCGCCACGGGTTTTTTTGGCGACGCTGGTTGTCCAAGTGATTTCTCCGCGCAGGTAGGTGGTACCAACGCGGAGGACAATATCGCGGAAGGAGGTCATGTTGTTCGTTTAGTTACGCGGCTTCTTCTTCGTCGTCCTCCAGCGCGTCCATCCACGGGGCCATTTTGGCGAGGATGTCGTTGGCCTTGGACAGGGCGCGGGAGCGGTCGGAGCGGGACTCGGTGATGCTTTCGGGGTCGAGGTGGCAGAGTTGGGCCTCGATGGTGGCGCGGAGCATTTCCACCTCTGGATCGTCTAGGACGTTTACGTCCGGCAGGGTGGCGCAGAGCTCGCGCAGGACGTTGAGGGTGGCGGCGGTGAAGCGGGCGTCTGGCTGGGCAAGGCGCTCGACGAGTTTACTCACGGGATCTGCCATGCGGCGGTAGAGGTCTCGGCGGGCGGTGAGCTCGGCGTCTTGGACGCGTTGGTCGAGGGCGTCTTGGATCTCGGTCATGTCCTCGGAGGCGAGGGTGATGCGGAAGTCGTCCCGGTGGGGGACGGGTGCGGAGGTGAGCTCGAACTTGAACTTGTCGCGGGCGGCGCAGCGGGTGGGGTATTCTTCGTATTTGAATGAGTCGCCGCGCATCTCGCGGGCTTGGTCGAGCCAGTCATCGTAGTTATCGATAAACCCTTGTACAAGGGTCTCGCGCTTGAAGCGGAGTTCGCGCATCTGGGCCATGTAGTCGGTGAAGATGCGGGTGGCGATGATGCGCTCGCCCTTGTCCATCCACGGCAGGGTTTTGGCGTAGTGGAGGGAGCGGATCTGGGAGTCCAGGCCGCGGATGGGCTCCATGGCGGCGCGAGTCCAGAGGCGGGAAACCCAGCGGCCAGCATCGGACTGGGCGTTTTTCTGGAATAGCACGTCTCGGGTGATTTGCTTGTCCGCCCGTGCGGAGGCGATGCCGGCGAGCTGGAGGGTGATGAGGAGTGATTTGTCGTGTAGGCTCATGTTTTTAGGGGTTAGTGGTGGCAGTGTAGTAGGGAGATTCTGGTTCCATTAAGTGGATGTGAGCGAAGACGGCGAGGGCTTTTTCGCGGGCATATTGCTCGCCTTCACTGAGGGTAATTCCGTGCTTTAAATCCATATCCACGGATTGTTCTAACAGGTAATGGAGGGCATCAAACAGGGCGGGCGCGGAGTGATAGACGGCGGGGAGCGTCTTTATCAAGTTGTCAGCTTCGCGGACGACGTCTTGGACTTCTTGGATGGGGTCGTGATAGTCCGCGCAGCATTCGCGTTTGTCCGTCTCGTCTGCCCAATAGGCACCGGCGGAGAGTAGGATGGCGAGTTCTTCAAGGGGTGGTGTGGGAGTGTTCATGGCGTTGGTTTGTTGGCGGGGATTCCCTCGCGGAGAGTTTTTTCAAAGATGCAGAATTCGCCATCCGTGCGAATCCATCGGTATCCGGATTTGAGAAGGAGGGAGAGTTCGCGGGAAGTGCCGTCTTGGCTTAGAAAGCTGTCGGGTGGAACGGGCACGCGGAAACAAGGCTCCACGTCGGCGAGTGGCAGCGTGGCGTAGTGGTAGATGGATGAGATCATGGTCGTCCGGTTCTACCGTTGACCCAGCCCATGGAGATGGGATCGTTGTCCTCGAAATACGGCAGGATGACGGATTCGATCTCGTCGATGATCTCTTCAACGACATCGACGGTGCCGTAGTCCATTTCTCCCAGATTGTAGCAGAGGGAGTGTTCCTGATCCTCCATCGCGAGGGTAAGGACGGAGCCGATGAAATCGCGTAGGTGATCTAGGCATTGGGTGGCGCGGTCTTTGTCGTCGGTGGGCCAGAGGACGGGCGAGGGGCGAAAAGGGGCTTTTGTCCCGTTGATGGCGGCACGGGCTTCGTCTTCGGTCGCGAAGAATTCCTTGGCGCAGGCGAGGTCGGTTTGCCAGACGACTTTCCACGGTTTCAAGGTAAAGTTGTGATAGGGATTCATGGTTAGTTGGTAGTTAGTATTCGTCCGGTAGGAGGATGGTGGTCAGGCTGCGATCCCACTCGGTGATGATGTAGAGGCGGTCGCCTGCGGGGGTGCGGTAACAGCTCAGTAGGCGGGTGCCGTCTTTGAGCGATTCCTCGTTGGCCTGCTTGTCGTCTTCGCAGAGTTCCTCGCCCCAGTCGCCGCAGTGGTGACGGCGCAGGTATTTGGTGAGGTCTACGTCGGTTAGGGCGAGTGCTCCGGGGGTGGCGAAGGTTTCCCCGATGGGGAAGCGAGGTTGTAAAAGTTGGTATGGCATGATGATCTTGGGGATTGATGAGAGAGAAACCCTTGCACAAGGGTGCAGGGGAGTGTGCCCGACGTGGCGGGTGCAATGGACGGCCTCCTCAGTCCCGACTCCGGGCGAGGTGGTTTTCGCCACGGCGGGCGGTTCTCTCTAGAGAAAGGGTCTCAGATGGGGATGAAGAAATCCTCCGGCAAGTGGTCGGCGTTGAGGCCGATGCAGTGGTTATTCCAGGTGCAGCAGACCAGCAGGTTATCTGGCTTGCCCTTCACTTGGTAGCTGGTGTTTTTCCAGCAGACGGTGAGGCCGTCGGCAAGGGCGGCGATGATTTCAGGGAGTGTCATGTTTTAGTCCACAATGGCGGTGATGACGAAGTCGTCTACTTTGCATTCTCCGCTTTCGGCGAGCGACTTCTCGATGGTGGCGCGGGATACGCCGTAGAAGAATATCTCGTCGTCCGTGTAATGGTCTCCGTCTTCAAGGCCGTCAAACTCATGGATCAAGTAGCCTTCAAACGGCTTGCCGTCATTCCAGTACCCGTCTACTCTTGTGACGGTATCGGGGAGTTCGGTCGGACGACAGCAATGGCTTGGGCTGGATGGCGGGGGATAGGAATCGGTGACGGCGTCGATCTCCGCGCGATCAACCCAAAAAGATCCTTCGGTGTAAGAACTTTTAGTAGGTAGGTTGGTGTCATCGCTTTCGGCGATCTCGACCGCATCCTCTAATGATTCGGCCTCAATTTCTAAGTAGCCGTAGACTTCCCAGCCGCAGGGGATTTTATAAGTTTTCATGGTCGGTAGGTTTGGTTAGGCGGCGGCGGATTCGTTGGATTCCGTGGAGGCGGGGGCGGTGATGCGCATGGGCATGAGGACGGCGAGGGCGTGGCTGTGGCGGAGGACGCCGGGGCTCGTATCATCGGTGAGATGGAGGGTGCCGGGAATGATGGCGAGGGCGGTGGCGAGTAGCTTGGGAGCGAAGGCGATCTCGGGAGGATTATTTTGCAGATAGGCAGTGACGGTGAGGTGGCCTTGCTCGTGGATGATGTCTACAAAGTGCGGGAGGCGCGGGCAGAGGCGGACGGAGCTGGTATTTTTGGGGACGGGCAGGGATGAGAGCCAAGAGGAGATGCCGACGGGGTCGGCAAAGGTGATGGCGGAGTTAAGGGTGAGGGAGTCCGTCTCGGGGATCACTGCTTGGTAGTTCGGGAATTTACCCGGAACGAGTTTGGTGTGTAGGACGGACTTGCTGCTGCGGAACGAGATGGAGGTGTTGTGGTCATCATACTCGCGGGTGATGGCGCAGGTGGCGGAGGACAGGCCGAGCTTGGTGAGCACATTGCAGGCTTTTCTCGGCAGGATGACTTCCTCCGGCGTGACTTTGCTTTGCCATTTGGCGAGCATCCGACCGTTGGTGGCGACGATGGTGCCACCGGCATCCGGCGAGAGTAGGACGCCGTTAAGGACGGGGCGGGTCTCCTCGGTGGACTGGAAGGCGATGGACTCCGCGATGCACTGGAGGGTGCGGCCTGGGATGAGGCAGGTAAATTCCTCGGGGCCGGGCGGGTTAGTCCAGTGGGGAAAGTCCTCGGACGGGAGGATTTCCAGATGGGCGGCGGCGGAGTGACCGGCCTTGACGTAGAGGATCTGGGCGTCTGGGGTGTCCGAGTTGAACTGCTTCATGAGCGGCGCATGGTCGATGCGGACGGGTGTGCCGCGATCCGGTTTGATGGCGGTGAGCGAGGCGAGGGAAATGCAGACGGCGCCGGGGCCGCCGGGCTCGGTGAGCGGGATGAGCTGGGTGAGCGAGACGTCGAGGTCGGTGGAGGTGACCTCCAGCACATAGGGTGCTTCCGGGGTGATGCGGAAGTGGAGCATGGCAAGGACGGGCAAGCTCCCACGGGTGACCATGGCGGTGCGGGCGGTGGTGAGGCAGTCGCGATAGGTGGCGGACGGAATGGATAGGTACATGATGTGTGGTTTATTGGTTTTCTTCGATCTCTTCGATTGCCCAGCGGACGTAGTCGAGCGGAGTGGCATCTTTGTGCTCACCACTTTCCTTGTCGTTTGAGATCATATCGCTAACTCTTTGCTCGAGTTCTTCGAGGAGTTTGCTGGGTGGAATCCGTGGCAAGCGCGAGACGACCTGCAGCGTGGTGATGATAGGATTGGAGATTTGCAGGCGGTGGTCGTAGACCACGGCGGGAGGGTCTAGGCGGTGGTCTGCGTCTGCATCGGAAGGGTCTAGGCGGTAGTCGCGGACGGTGACTTCGTTGGGCTCGGGGCCGAGATCGGTGGCGAACCATCCGTCAAGTGGGTGGGAAGCATGGTCGATGCCGAACATGAATGCTTCGGCTTCTTCGGGTTTGTGGAAAATGTGGACGGTGGTTATCATGATTCGAGAGAGTTTTGAGAAACCCTTGCGCAAGGGTTTGAATCACGAATGACTCAAAAACCCTTGCGCAAGGGTCGTTGCGCGGGTTTTCCTGCGTCGTGTATCGACGGTCGGTTGCAATCCATACTTACTCGCACGACGCAGGAAATTTTTTTCGGGGGAGGTGGGTTCCCGCTGTCTGCGGCCGGCGGCTCGGGGGAGAGTCGAACGGTATGCGGCAGAGCAGCGGGAAGAGTGGACGGCTTAACGCTTGATGTAAGCGTTAAGGCCGATGATGACTGGCTGGCCGTTCACCTGGACGGTGGTGGACTTGTTCCCGCCAGAGCTGGCGACGGACAGGGTCTTGCCGGAGGCGGACGGGGTGGGCACGGCGTTCATGGGAATGCGGACGACGAGCATATTGTTTTCGATGGTGGCGTTCATGATATTTGGATGTTGGATGTTGGATGGGAGAGAGCCGGACGGCGGCCTCTACCCTTCACAAAAAAAGGCCCGACCTGCTTGGAAGCAGGTCGGGCCAGGCGCATTCTGGAAGCGCGTCCATCGGGGGATCTATTTGTCTTCTCTTGGGAGTTAAGCCACCTTGAGGGAATCCAGAGTGGATTCGATGCTGGCGGTGATGCCGCGGAGGTAGTGGACGAGCTTCTCGGTGTCCTCGGCGTTGAGTCCGTCGGCGGACATGGCGCGGGTGAGGGCGGCGTCGATCTCCATGGTGACGGAGACGAGGGTGATGGCAGGCTTGACGGGCGGCGCGGGCGGGGGGCCTTTGCTCTTGGTGCCATCCACCACGAGGGGGGCGGGTGCTTCGTCCTCGGTTTCGTCGGTCTCGGGCACGTCGTCGGGCACGTCGTCGTCCTCAAGCTCGGCTATCACGGCGACGATTGCCTCGGCGATGGTCTCCTTGGTCGGCTCGGGGGCGGTGACGGTCGGCGCTGGGGTGGGGGTCGGCGCGGTGATCGGGGTGACGTTGGCGGGGATGGCGGCGGCGGCAGCGGCGGCGTCGGCTTTTTCCTTCGCCTCTTCGGCGTCGGAGATGACCTTGGCGGCGGCTTCCGCTTTCTGGATCTCGGTGAGGGCGGCGGCGACCTTGCGGTCGGCGTCGGCTTGGGCGATGGCGGCGGCTTGCGCGGATTCACGCTCGGCGATGGTCACGCCGTGCTCGCAGAGACAGTCAAGCTCCGCGCCGACGGCGGCGGTGGTGCCAGACTGCATGAGGGCGGCGAGGGCGGGGCCGTCGAGCTTGAGACCCGACTTGGCCTTGCCTTGGAAGAGTTGGCGACCCATCCGCGAAACGCGGAAGGTGATGCACTCGTCAAAGCGGGCCTCGGTGAGATGGCCGGGCAGGATCAGTGCGTCGATGAGGTCGGCGACGACCACGGCGGACTGGATGGAACCTTCGCTGGCACCCTTGGCCTGAAGCAGGCCGTAGATGCTCTGGCCAGCTTTTAGCTTGCCATCTTTGCGGAGGTGGTGGACGAGCTTGCCTTGCTCGATGAAGACTCGGCTTGCGACTTTTACGCGGTTCGCGTAAAGGTCGCAAGTGGCATTGACGGTGAGCCCGGCGACGTCTTCAAGAGACAGGCACGGGGCGAGTTCGATTTTCGGTGGTTTCATGGTGGTGTTTTCATTAGTTGGTTTTCAGGAGAGTGTGAAACCCTTGTGCAAGGGTTTGTGAAATTTCAGTGGACGTAAGCCTTCGGCCAAGTGCCGAGGACTTTCTGCCAGAAGAGGTGTCCGCCGTGGCCGCAATCGGCGACGGTGGCGGTGACGGTTTCGCCTTTGCGGTTGGTCGCGGTGTAGTGGCGGCGACCTTCGGACGTGATGCAGTTGACGGTGACTTTCATTCGGGTTGGATATGGGTGAGGGCTTGCAAGCCATCGATGATGGCGTACCACGCCGCATCCTTGTCGGGGCGGTGGTCATGGTCGCGAAGGTCACGGAGAGAATTCTGAATTCTCTGAATTTCAGCCTTTCGCGCGATACGCAAGGCGGCCAGGAAGGCGTGATGCGAGGGCGGTGCGGGTTTGGTGACGGGCTTGGAGATGGGTGGTTTCATGGACGGACGGAAAAAAATAAGGGAAAAAAAAGCCGAGGCGAGTGCCTCGGCTTGGCGAATCACTTGCCATTGAAAAGATGGGAAGCGAGCGCGGTGGCCTCATTCGGCAGGACGCGGCGGAAAATTTCGGTGACTTGCTCGGGAGTGCGGCGGATTGCCAGCGGATTGACTGGAGCGTCATTTAGCTTGGAGTAGTCACCTTCTCGGTCGGGTGCGGCGGTGTTGGTCATGGTGACGACCTTGGCGGCAGAGCTGAATTGATAGCGCGTGGTGCCGATGGTGACGGCGCGAGACCAGATGATGACGCGGGCCTTTTCTGGTCGGAGCTCGCCATTTTTCAGCGTCTTAATTTTTCCCGTCGGGATGAAAATGATCCTGTCATCGACAAAGTAATCCGTCCAATGGGCGGGCGTGGATGTTTCCTTGTCTTCGTATTGGTAGAATTCCATGACGGCGTGAAGGTTCTTGCACGGTGCAAGTGACCTAGTGGTGGCAGGAAAGCCAAGACGGCGGAGCCTAGCATTGGATGCTTTGGATAGCTTGGGGACGGGGGCGGGCTCAATCCAAGGGCCGACGTGCGGCAGATCATTTGAGCGGATGGGGCCGGGCGGACGGGTGCGAGACCAGACGGGCGGAGCGGCTTCATTTTCTTTCCAGATTTGAAATGGTGTTTTCATCTTCATGAAAAAGCCGACACCCTTGTGCAAGGGTGTCGGCTTTTATTTTTTGGGTTAATTTAAAGGGCCGCGAGAGGCATCCAAGGGCCTGATTGAATCCGCTTGGATGCAATCACCGCTTTTCCTAGTTTCACGTATTCATTGAAACGTGCGATTTTCATGCAAATCGCTTTTATCTCATTTTCACTCATCCCCCTATGGCGGAGAGTCCGGCGCGAAATTTCGCGGATTGTCGCAAGATGAGATTTCAAAGCGGACTTTTTCTTTCTTGAAAGGTCACTTTTGGAATACGCAAAGAAAGCGGTACGCAATTCGCGGA